CTGATGACGAAGAAGCTGACGAAGATAAAATGGACGAAAATTTCGAAGATATCGCATACGAAGGCGGCGACGAAATGGGTGCAGACCCAACTGACGACCTAGAAGCTGAATTAGGCGACGAAGAAGAAATGGGCGACGAAGAAGAAAAGTCCGAAGAAGAGTTATTCATGGATTTAGAATCTATTGTTGATGAATTACAAGCTAAATTCGACGAATTAAAAGGCGGCGACGACATGGGCGGTGACGACATGGGCGACAATGCAATGAAAGACGATTTTGATCTAGCAACTGTACGTGAATATGTTGAGAAAGTTCCAGCAGGTCACGGCGCAGAAAAGAAAGGTCAAGGCGAAAAAGCTGACGGTTCTGCAACTGGTCTAAAGTTTCAAAAGAATGATATGGGCGGAACAAGTGCTAACATCCTAAGTGGTAAAGACGGCCAAGACGGCGGCTACCCAGGTGCAGGCAGCACAATCAAAGGTTCTAGCTTGTTAAAAGGTAAGCCACAGTTACAAGACGGTGGTAATGTAAATACTCCTGGTGCTAAGAATGGTAATGCATTCTCTACTAAAGAACCAGGACACGGTGCTGAGAAAGCTGGTTCTAAAGAATCCGCAGACAAAGGCGCCGCAGGTCTTTTCCGTGGTCGTAGGTAATAGGACGACAAGGTGAAGCATACTCTTAGTGAACATTTGAGTTTCGACCAGGCCAAGATTGTGTTGGAGAGCGAGGATGTCGGCGGCAAGAAGTCGCTGCATCTAAACGGGATTTGCATTCAGGGTGATATCCGTAATGCAAATCAACGTATATATTCTTCGCAAGAGATTGGCAAGGCTGTCAAAACGCTTAACGAACAAATCTCTGGCGGATACTCCGTACTAGGAGAAGTTGATCACCCACAGGATTTAAAAATCAATCTAGATCGTGTTAGTCATATGATTACCAAGATGTGGATGGATGGTCCTAACGGCTACGGAAAACTAAAAATACTCCCAACTCCAATGGGGCAGTTAATTCAGTCCATGTTGGAAGCGGGAGTCAAGTTGGGAGTTTCAAGCAGAGGTTCTGGTGAAGTAGATGGATCCGGGAACGTACAAGGTTTTGAAATTATCACAGTGGATGTTGTAGCACAACCCAGCGCCCCGGGAGCATACCCAACTCCAGTATACGAACATTTAATGAATACATTAGGTGGAAACAAGGCATTAAACATATCAAGAGAAGTTCAAGGCGACCCAAAGGCACAGAAATACATAGCAGAGAGCTTGGTGAAGATCATCAAGGGTCTCAAATAACAGTAGGAGAATCACATGCTAGATTTCGTTAAAAAATTGTTTGAAGACAATGTGATTTCCGAAGATATGAAATCGGAAATTGAGTCTGCCTGGCAAGGCAGAATCGAAGAAAACCGTGAACAAGTCACTGCAATGCTACGTGAAGAATTTGCTCAGAAATATGAGCACGACAAATCCGCATTGGTAGAAGCTGTTGAATCTATGTTGGCTGACCGCTTGTCAGCTGAACTAGGTGAACTAGCCGAAGACCGTCAAGGACTAATCGAAGCAAGAGCTCGTTATGCAAAAAAGATGAAAGACGATTCCAAAGCAATGGAATCTTTTATCATGAACAATTTGCAGAAAGAAATTGCTGAACTACACGAAGACCGTTCAAAGGTAGCAGGAAATGTTAGTCAATTAGAATCCTTTATTGTGGACGCACTGGCGAAAGAAATCGCAGAATTCCACAGCGATAAGAAAGACCTAGCTGAAACCAAAGTTAAATTGGTTCGCGAAAGCAAAGCTAAGTTTGAAGCTATCAAGAAAGAATTTATTGCTCGTTCAAGTCAAATCATTGAAGAAACAGTCTCCAAAGGACTAAAGTCTGAAATGGTACAGTTGCGTGAAGATATCGATGCTGCTCGTAAGAACGACTTTGGACGCAGACTTTTTGAAAGCTTCGCCAGTGAATATGCTGCAAGTCATCTAAATGAGAAATCTGAAACAGCAAAACTTCTAAAAGTAGTTGCTGCAAAAGAGCAAGAACTTGAAGAAGCAGCAAGAATTGTTGCAGAAACACAAAAATTAGTAGAAAGTCGTGAACAGCAGTTACGTATTGCACAAAACACAATGAATCGCAAGGAAGTTATGAGTGAATTGCTTGGTCCATTGGGTGGAGACAAACGTGAAGTGATGAAAGAATTACTTGAGTCAGTTCAGACAGAAAAATTATACACCGCTTATGACAAGTATCTACCTTCAGTAATGAACGGTGG